CTCGATCTTCTGCTGCTGCTGGCCATAGGCCGCGCAGTAGATGATGTCGCCCGACTGGTCGGACCGGATGGTGGAAAGCGCGCTGGCGCCCCACGGCGTCGGGATCTCGAGAATGCCGGCCGCGTCGATCGTGATCAGCGCCACCGTTTTCGGCGCCGCCGTGGTCGAATCGATCTGGATGGTGAAACCGGCGGACGGCGTGCAGGCCAGCGAATGCCAGCCGGTGTCGAGCACGGTCTCGGCGATCAGGCTGTTGTAGGGGGCGCCGATGCCGGCCCGGAAGGTGACCGGGCCCTTGGCGACGTGGATCCGGATGCCGTGTTCCTTGTTGGCGGCGCCGCCCGCCACGGTAATGTTCTGCTGCGCCCGCGCGATGCCCCCGGCGGGTGTGCAGGTCAGCGTCATCAGGCCGCCGCCTACCGTCATGGTGGCGCCGGCGCTGCAGCCGGTGGCGTCCCAGGCACCGGTGCCGACCATGGTGGAATCGCCGATTGTGGTGGTGACCGCGACCCGCGACACCAACACGTCGTCGATCTCGATCCGCATCACGTTCGGCGTCAGCTCGATCAGCGCGGTGTCGGTCTTGGCGAACACGAAGGCGATCATCGCGCAGGCGAGATCGGCCTTGACCTGGCTGACCATTTGCAGCCCGGGCCGCAGCATCATCGGTCCGACCACCGACGGCAGCCAGTTGAGCTGGCATTCGGCCGAGAGCCGCAGCTTCTCGATGTCGACGCGGCCGAGCGCGGTCTTCGACACTTCGCCGCGGTTGAGGGCGAGCAGCGGCGCGTTGATGCGCCCCATCAGTTGCAGCCGCTTTCGCCGCGGCCGTTGCGGAAGCCGCGGCGCGAGGATGCCCAGCTGCCCATCGGCGGAAACTTGATCGGGTCATTCTGGGCGTCGTTGCCCTTCGCCTCGCGCATCGCGGCGCGGCGCTGCACCAATAGCCCGCGCGGTCCCTCGAGCAGATCGGCCTTGCCGGTGATCCGCTTGCAGGCCTTGCAGGCGAGTTCTAGGGAAACGAAGTCCACGAAGGATTCCGGCCACGCGCCGACGTTGAGCCCGTAGAGCGGATCGCTGGAAACGTAGGACAGGAAGAGCGGCGTGACGTTGGCGTACCAGTAGCCAGCCTCGAGGCGGACGTCGAGCAGCGGCGGCGAGAGTTGCTCGGAGGCGGACATCTCGTCGGTGCGGATCCAGTCGTCGGGCACCCGGAACGCCTGGGTGAAGCCGAACGCCGGCTCGGTGGTCGAGGAGGCATCGATCTCAACGGTGCGCTTGGCAAACTTCCAGAAGGTCTTTTCCAGGCAGACGCGCACGGCGTTGTCCCAGAAGGTATCGAGCACGCGGCGCTTCTCGACGCCTTCGGCGAGGCTCGCGAGCGAGCCCTCCAGAAGGTGCGCCAGCGCCATGTTGTAGATCGCGAGTTTGTCGCTCACGACGGCAGCTGCCCCGGTCGCAGGATGGATGACGGCGCGGAGCTCTGCGCCATCAGTTGGTCCTGCAGCATGCCGGCGCCGAAATAAGCCGCCATGGTGCCCTGCCCCGAGCCGCCGAACATGATGTAGGGGTTGCCATCCTGGCCGATCGCAATCACGGCCGCGGCGATGAATTCGCCCCTCTTGGCGCCGGCGAGCGCCTTGGCCAGCACGTCGCAGCAGCGGTCATTGACCTTTGCCGGCTCCGGCGCGTTGTTGTGGCTCGCGCTCATGCGGCGATCCGGCCGGCGTTCTCTCCGAGCCAGGCATTGGCGGCTTCCGGCGAGTCGAAGTGCTGCGCCACCACCTGCTGGTCGGAGGTGCGGATCACGCGGTGCTTGGCAGGCCCGTCGACGAAGTCGATCGAGAAAGCCTTGCTCCCCGAGGCCCGCGCCGAATGCTGCGGTCGCTCGATCTTGCGAAGCTCGCTGACCTGCAGCCAGTTTGGACCCTTGGCCCAGACATAGAGCTCGGCGTAATAGCCGCCTTCGGCCGGGCGAACCTCGATCACGTCGTTGGCGAGAATCTTTGGGGCCAGGTGCGCCCAATAGGCCGGATCCAGCAGATCCGCATACCGCGTGTTGGCTTCCGGGCGAACGGCATGGCGAGCCTGGGTGAATTGAGCCTCGCTCCAGCGCGCCAGAATGAGCGGCGTGACGCTGCGCGCCGGCGGTGCGGCCGCGACCGCCTTCGCGATCGGCTTCGCTTCGGCCGGCGGCGCCGGTGCGGCGGGCGGCGTCTTGGTCGTCGTCTCAGGCTTGGCCATGCTCGTTCCTTCGGTGGTGGTCAAAACAAAAGGCCCCGGCGCGAGCCGAGGCCTTCATTGGTGGAAGCGCGAGTCTCCGTTAGGTGATCGCGGTCGGCGCGGCGACGGTCGCGGCGGTCGTGGTGAGCGAGGCCACCTGGTACTGCTTGAACTTCGGTCCGGTGGTGGCGACGACATGCACCATGTCGCCCACCCTCATGCCGCGCTTGACGCCGTCGGAGAAATAGCTGGCGCCAACGATGGTGGCGTCGGCATCGGCCGCCGTGGTGTAGAACCAAAGTCTCGCGATGTTGCCCGAGAAGTCGTCGTCGATCAGTCGCAGCTTGGTCGGATCATATGCCATTTGATGTTCACTCCTGGTTGAGGTGGAGCGGCGCAGCCGCCGTTAAGGCAGCCGCGCGCGCGTGTGGATCAGTCAGCGCTAGGTCTTAAACGCCGACGTAGGCCGAGCCGTCATGCGTGACTTTGACGATGCCGCCGTTCTGCAGCACCTTCGAGCCCATGAAGACGGTGGTGCGGGCCCAGGAGTAGTCCTGCTCCTCGTGATAGCCGGCGAGCGCCTGCATACCGCCCGAGTTCGTCGCGTGGCCGATCGCATTGCGATGGAACGCGAAGCATTGCTCGGCGGCAGTGCCTTTGCCGACGATCTTCGGATGGAAGATCCAGTTGAAGCCCCACTGGCGGTAATACGTGCGGATCGCGCCGCTGAGCGACTTGATCTCGACGTAGCTGCCCTTGGTCCATTCCGGGACCTGCCGCAGGTAGGCGCGGAACGCCGGCGAAGCGACGAAGAACAGGTTGTCTTCCTCTTCCATGTCGATTTCGTTGTTGCCGAGGATGGTCTCGACCTTGGTGACCAGCGCGAGCGACGCGGTGGCCGCAGCGCCCGCAGTAACGGTGGCGTTGGCGAGTTCGCTCAGGATGTCCTGGTCGATCGCCTTGTTGATCACCTTGCGGGACGTGTCCTGCATGATGCGGCGGCCGTCGCCCTGGCTGGCGAAGATGTTGAAGCCGGTGCGCCGGACCAGATCGTGGTTTTCCACGAGGGTCGCGGTGAACTGGTTCAGGTTGTCGGCGCGCGAGGGGATGAGACCGTTGACGCCGCGGGTCTTGGCGACGGCGCCGCCGGAGTCGGCGACCAGGAAGGTTGCCTGGTTACCCTTGAATTCGGCTTCGTTGGTGACGGCGCTGCCGAGCAGCGACATCCCCTGTTCGAAGCCCATGATCGCTTCTTGACGGTATTGGATCTGAAATGCGGTATCGGCCACTGGAGTGCTCCGTGTTGAGCATTGCGAGTGCCTCCTTCGAAGGTTGTCCGGTCGCAGGGCGCGCGAGGTTGTCCGCCGGCTGATCCGGCGGGGCCGTTGCGCAATCGATCGGGGCTGTCAGGGTGCGGTGAATTCCGTCGACGTCGCGGGCCGCCGTGAAGCGGGTTGTCGCGAGGCTCGACGAGAAAGGGATGGCGCGGTGGGACCGCGTTGGCGGTGCCGCTATTGTGTAATTGCGCGAGGCGCGGAGGCCTCGCCGCGCCAATGAATTTAAGCGGCGCGACCCTGCGGTCCCGACGCGGCGCTGATGATGTCGCGGTATTCCTGCTGCATCGCTGCAGATTGCGGGCCGCGCCAGTAGACCGAGGAGCGATCGCCCATCAGCTTCTCGAGCTCGCCCCTGCGGATGGTGTTGGCCTTCGCGGTTTCGGCGCTCGGCTGCATCAGGGTCGAGATCGGCACGATCTGGCGGGCCTGTTCGGCAACGCCCTTCAGGTACACCGGATGATCGGCCAGCAGCGAGCCGTCGGGCAGCCGCGCCGAGTTGAGCAGCGGCACGAAGTCGGACGGGAAGCTCGACGCCACCAGGTTCGCAATCATCGTGGTGTTGCGCTTGTAATTCTGGTCGCCCCACTCGGTGGTCAGCGCGCTCACCGCCTCGTCGTGGAAGCTCGCATCCTGCGTGGCGCGCGCGGCGCGCTGCTGCGCCTGCAGCTGGTAATAGAAGCCGAGGTTCTGGTTGAACTGCGCCGGCGTCATGTTGTTGGCGAGCGCGAATTCCTGGTAGGCGCCGATCAGCGGCGCGTCGGCCTCGCCGGGAACGACGCCGTCGCCGAGCTTGACCTCGTAGCCGGTGGCGGCTTCTGGAATGCCGTTCTCCTTGCGCCAGGCCGTGACCTGCTCGGCGGTGGCGTTCTCCGGCAGTGCCGTCTTGACGGTGCCGGATGACAGCTTGGCCTGCAGCTCCAGGTTCTGTTTGAAGATCGCGGCCGGGTCGGCCATGCGCTCCAGTTGGGTGAGCCGGCCCTTGTCGTCGCCGGCAAGCAGCTGGCGCCAGTTCTCCGGCCACACGCCGGGTTTTTCGGGCGCGGGAGCGGGCGCGGCCGCGTTCGGGTCGGGCGCCGGCGAAGGGGCCGGTCCCGGGGCTGGCGCTGGCGCCGGCGCAGGTGCGGGTGCCGGGCTGGGCGCAGGTGCCGGCGCGGGCGCTGGAGCCGGGCTGGGCGCTGGCGCGGGCGTCGGTACCGGGGCGGGCGTCGGTACCGGGGCTGGCGTCGGTGCGGGAGCGTCGCTCATGTCTCATCCTTCGGGGGTTCGGCCGGCGCTGCGGCCGGCGAGGGATCGGGCATCGGCGGCGGCGCGCCGCGCGGGTTGACCGGATATTCCCGGCCGCAGATCTGGAAGCGCAGCGTGTTGCCGACCCAGCGCTGGCCTTCCGCGAAATCGCTGGCGCGGCGGCCCTCGTCCGAGCCCAGCACCGTGAAGCTCATG